CATACCTAAAAGTATTAGGGAAGGATAGTCATACCTAATTACAAGGAAAGGAAGATATAAGGAGGGACTTACAAGGGGATGGGGACGGGGATATGGGTGGGGTTTGCGAACATTGGAACAACTTCAACAACCATGAAAAACCGTGAAATCCATGAAACAAAATGTTGAAATACATGGAACAAATCCGCGCGAATTACGGGTAAGAGATGGTCTTAGGGTGTGTGAAGTCGATAATCCGCGCCAATTAATATTTTTTAATCCGCGCACGTTTGGTTTTGTCGCAAACTTGCGCCACTAAATTCGGGGAAGGAAGGAGAAGGAACTGTATAATTCTTGTAATTCGGGATGGTGGGAGGGCGGAGCTGGGGGATTGGGCCTAATAATGTTAGGGGTGGCTAATGAACGCGTCAAATGGCCTAGGATGGGGTTTTTGGTGTGCGGGTATGGTTGGATGCGTGTTGGATGGGAAATTGATTTGCGGGCGTTTGGCGAACGATATGGGCACATTCCATGCCGTCATCCGGCGGGTTTGGTTCATCGGACAACAAAAAACCCGGTCATTTTTCGTGACCGGGTTCGAGAGCTGGATTATGTGATATGTTTAGTCGTTCAACTCCTCCAACAACGCATCTGTATCCACATCCGAGGTGTTTTCCGCCCTGATTTCGTCAATAATTCGGGCAATTTTGGGGTTCGATCGCAATTGCGCCTGTTCCTTTTTGGTTTTCGCGGCCAACCATTCCCGCAAACTCTCCGGGGTTTTGGTCGGATATAACCGGACAAGGGCCGCAAACAGCAACCCGCCTCGTGGTTCGCCACTCTCACGGGGTTTATTCCATTCACCAGCCATCAAACGATCGAATACGGTTTTCACAGCCTCGTATTTGTCGTCAATATCCGCCGTCCGTCCGGTTTCCGGGTCACGACTAATAGCGGCTGCATCAACTAGTTTTTGTTTCAGGCCGTGCATGATTGCCATTTCGATGATTTCCGGTGGGAATGTAGCCTTGTCAAACCCGATAATTTTCCCATTGGCGAAATTGATGTTCATCCATCGACCGCCAGCCTCTACCGTTGTTGTAATGTCGCGTTTGTTTCCGGTTTCCATGGTGTGCCTCCTGGTTTGGTTTGTCCCGTCCCGGAATGGTTCGGGTATGATTTAACTATAACACCTTGTGAAAACATGTCAACAAAATAATCCGCGCATGTTTCATTTTCCGTCCTATTATATAGAGCGGGTCATTATGACCCACATCTTCATCATACCTAACCATATTCGGTCGCACTAACTTTGTTCATGTCGGGTGAAGAATGTTATGTCGGCCTGTCAGGGTTCGTCATACCTAACCCCGGGGGTGGTCAAGCGGCAGGTGGGGGGCGGTGAATCGGGGTGTTAACGGTGTATTACCGCCACACGCGCATTTCAGATTTTTGACCCTCTGTCACTTGTCCCATTATCACCCTTATTAGTAGTATAAGAAGGAAAAGTAACGTGTGTGGATTAAAGATTCTTAATAGGCGCGGATTTCCTTATTGACTTCCGCCGGAAAGAGCTTGACACGCCAGCCCCGCGCTTGTATGGTGGGGGTATACGAACGCGAATTTCTTTTTCTTGGAGGGACTCCCATGCCCGATGTTAAAAAACTTGATTATAGCCACCAGGCACTGGCGGATATGGTGCTGACAAACCCGGATATGAGTCGGCGGGAGCTTGCATTGGTTTTCGATAAATCTCCGACCTGGATTCAGTATGTTATCAATTCCGGGGCGTTTCAAGTGTTTCTGGAAGAACGAAGAAAAGAGTTGATTGACCCCGTGATTCGCCTGACACTTGAGGATCGAATTAACACACTCGCGAATCTGTCGGCGGATGTGTTGATGGACAAGCTCTCGCAGCCCACTTCCATGATCAGCGACACGATGGCCTTGCGGACACTTGAAGTCACTTCGAAAGCTCTTGGATATGGCGCACGAGATTCCGGAAAAGTCGAGGTTAATAACAACTTCGTCGTCGCCATGCCGGGAAAGGTTGAAAATGCTGAAGCATGGGCCGCCGGATATAAGAGTGGCGGATTTGAGGCTGGAAAGGTTGTGGAAGCGGTCCCTCTTCCCGCCGGAGGTTGAGGATGGCTGTTCGACAAGTTACAACAGCTCCCATCCTCTCTGACTTCGGAGGATCAAATGGAACCCCTCTCGTCATTGACGTGGTAGGACAGGTTCCTTATTACCTCGCCCCAGGAAACATCATCATCGACATGCGGACTGGAGCGCAGGTAGGCTACGGCGTCGAGGATGACCTCCGCATCCCTGCCTCCCAGTTTCGACTCGGCGCCACTGTCAAGCCGGACTATGATTTCACCAACCTTGGGCTACTTTTTCCGCAGAATGATGCCACGGAGGTTGCGAACTTCATCACCCAACTTCCACATGAATATGCTTTAAACCCTAACGTATACTTAGGTGGAACGGATATTATCCCCCACATCCACTTCCGTCAGACCGGGGCTACGCTTCCAACCTTCAATCTTGATTATAAGTGGTTCAATGATGGAGAAATAGAACCTGCTAACTTCACCACCATCACTACTATTTCCACAGGCTATTATACTTGGGTTTCCGGGAATCTTGCCCAAAAACTCCGCTTTCCAGCAATCTCCGGCACAGGAAAGAATGCTTCAAGTACGTTTCTCGGTAAGCTTTATCGTACGGATAATGCAGTTACTGGTGATGTTCTTGTTCGGGAATTTGATATCCATTACCTGAAGTTTTGTCGTGGGACGGTTCGAAGCTGATGGAATTCTCCGCTCAAAAAATAATCTGGTCGCCGCAGCCTGGACCTCAGACCGCCCTCCTCGAGTGTCCAGTCTTCGAAGTCTTTTACGGCGGAGCTCGTGGTGGCGGAAAAACTGAATCCAGTATCGGGGACTGGCTTCAGCACTCCTCCACCTACGGTGAGCATGCTGTCGGAATCTTCTTCCGCCGGAAGCTCATCCAGCTCGCTGAAGTAATCGCTCGCACCAAACAACTCTTCCCAAAATTAGGAGCAAAGTATAATGAGCAGAAAAAGGAATGGCTTATGGCAAACGGAGCGCGACTTAAGTTCGCCTATCTGGAGCGGGACTCCGACGCCGAAGAATATCAAGGCCACAACTACACCCGCGTCTACGTTGAAGAAGTCACCAACTTCCCCTCCCCCTCTCCAATCAACAAGCTCCGTGCCACCCTCCGCTCCGCCGCCGGCGTCCCAGTCGGAATGCGACTCACCGGAAACCCTGGCGGCCCCGGTCACAACTGGGTCAAAAAAAGGTACATCACGCCGGACCCGCGCGGCTTCAAAATTATAAGCGAAGAGTGCACTTTCACCACCGAAGAAGGCCCGCAGACTGTATCTTTGTCGTATGTCTTCATCCCTTCCAAGATTGGTGATAATCAACTCTTGATGAAAAACGACCCAACATACATCCTTCGTCTGCGTCAGTCAGGTTCCGAGGCTCTCGTACGGGCGTGGTTGGAAGGAAACTGGGATATCGTTGACGGCGCTTTTTTCGATGAATGGGATGAAACTAAGCATATTCTGGAAACAAACTCTTGGTCAGAGCGGTTTCCCTTGCATGCGACTCGCTTCCGGGCCATGGACTGGGGATCTGCTAAACCGTTTTCCGTCGGATGGTATATTGTAAGCGACGGAACATGGGGCTTGCCAAAAAACGCAATCATAAAGTATCGTGAGTGGTATGGAGCAAGTGGGCCGAACAAGGGCTTGAAGATGACGGCGGATCTTGTTGCGCGGGGAGTTCTTGAACGGGAAAAAGGCGAGCGGATTAATTATGGTGTAGCTGATCCGGCGATCTTCATCCGCGACGGAGGCCCTTCAATCGGCGAAACTATGGCTGTGATGGGATGCTCTTGGCGGCGGGCGGATAACAAACGCAAGGCGGGTGCGGAAAAACTCCGACAACTTCTCGTCGGTGAGGGTGGGCAACCTTTGATCTACTTCCTCGACTGCTGTGAAGACACGATCCGTACCCTCCCGGTCCTCCAGCACGATGAAACCGATCCCGAAGATGTGGACACGGAATCCGAGGATCACGCTTATGATGAAACCCGCTACGCCGCCATGAGCCGTCCGTATGTGACTCAAGCTTCGCGGATTCCGATGATTCACCTTCCCCGTATGCCGCATCAGATGACAATAATGGAACTGATCGAACGTAAACAACGAAAACGACTTCAGGAGATGGAACTTTGAGCCAGGAAAAAGATAAGAAAGTCGAGGCCCGGCAGGAAGGGCGGAGTGTGGAATACTGGGTTCAGGAAATTAAGGATGCCCAGAAACGAGAAAAGGACTATCGGAAAGAGGCGAAAGAGATTATAAAGTTGTATGAGAATGAGAAAAAGGAGCAGCATCCTTATAATATTCTCTATTCCAATACCGAAACTCTCCAATCCGCGCTCTATAATCAACTTCCGCGGCCTGAAGTTCAGCGCCGCTTCCAGGATAAAGACCCAGTTGGTAAGCTCGCATCGGAATCCATCTCCCGCTTTCTTGAATTCTTCATGGATTCAAATGATAGGGACTATTCGAACTTCGACGCCCTGATCGAAACCTCGGTGGAGGAAGCACTCGTTCCGGGCCGTGGATTGACTCGATTTAAAGTGGACGCTTTGATAACCCAGGGCGAAGGTGGTACACAGGTTGTCACTTCCGCATCCGTCTGCGGTGAAGAAGTTCCGTGGGATCGTATTAGTTATGGTTACGCGAAATCTTGGTCAAACATTCCATGGCTCGCTTTCGATCACTTCATGAGCAAGGAAGAGTTGATTCAGAACTTTGGAACTGAATGGGCAGCACGAATCCCTCTAGATGTGATGAAAAAGGAGGATTCTGATCGAATGGAAGAATCCAATTCTCCCGAAGATCTTGGCGATGTACGTCTCGCGCATGTTTGTGAAATCTGGGATAAAGAGACAAAAATGGTTATCTTTATCGCTCCGAGTTATAAGGATGCGGTAATTAAGGAAATTCCTGATCCACTCAAACTCTCAGGATTTTTCCCTGTCCCTCGTCCGCTTTACTTCAAACGGAAGTTTTCATCCTTGATTCCTATTCCCGTATATTCTTATTATGAGGAGCAGGCGAAGGAACTTAATCGAATCACTGTCCGGATCAATCGAATTGTCCGCGCTTTAAAGGTTCGTGGTTTCTATGACGCCTCTCTTGATGGAATCAAAAAGGTCCTCGAAGCGGAGGATAACACACTCCTTCCCGCCGAAAATGTTGCGGCACTTCAAGATGGACGGACGCTTGAAAAATCAATTTGGTTGATGCCGATTGAAAAGCTCGTGGCGGTGCTTCAACAACTTTACTTGCAACGTGAGCAGGTGAAGGTTATTATCCAGGAGTTAACGGGCATTGCCGACATCATGCGAGGAAGTACGCGAGCATCTGAAACCCTCGGAGCACAAGAGATTAAAGCACAGTGGGGCGGACTTCGACTTCAAACCATGCGCAAGCGTGTGCAACTTTATGTTCGGGATTGCTTGCGTATTGTGGCGGAGATTGGGTTCAAGCACCTTCCCGCCGACCTGCTTCATCAGATGGTCAACCTCCCCATCCCTACACAGGAGGAAAAGGCTCAGCTCGCACAGCAATATCAAGCACAAGTTCAGGCTGCTCAACAGCAAGCCATGATGACTGGACAACCGCCGGCTCCTTCTCCTCCGCCCCCACTACTCCAACTTCCTTCCTGGGAAGAGGTCATTCAACTTTGTCAGGATGACATTCTCCGAAACTTTAAAATTGACATTGAAACCGACTCCACTGTCGAAGCTGATTCCGCCCAAGAACGCGCCGACATGGGAGAGTTCCTCAACGCCATCGCTCAGTTTCTTAACGGCGCCCTTCCCCTGACTCAAAGTGGTGTCCTGCCCTTCGAAGTGATGAAATCCATCATGGGGGCTGTTGTCCGCCGCTATCGTTTCGGGCGGGAGGTTGAGGAAAGCCTCGAACAAATGCAAGCGCCTCCCCCACCGGTTGATCCGAAAGCGGAAACTGACAAAGCGAAAGGTGAAGCTGAAGCTCAGAAACTCAAACTTGAAATCCAGTCCATGCAGCAGAAAATGCAGGCGGATACTACTAAACTTCAACTCGAAGCACGAATAGCGGGGCAAGAGGCTCAACTTCGTGAATTTGATGCTCAGCAAAAACTCCGTGAACTCCAACGGAAAGAGGAACTCGCAATCCAGTCGCATCAAGCTAAGCTCCTTCAACTTCAAATCAAAACTGCAAGTATGGCGGCGGATGCTGAGGCAAAGCGAGAAATGAACGAAATCTCAAAGGCTAAGTCAGAGGAGGCTTCCGATGCCTCTGCATGATTATGAATGTCGAAGCTGTGGGCGGATTGAGGAGAGGTTTGTGAAACTTAAAGATCTTGGTTTATCACAATTCTGCCCGTTCTGCCTGTGCGCAATGAAACGGCTCATGCCTGCTCCACGAATTCAGATGGACTATCCAGGCTATACTTGTCCAATCACAGGAAACTGGATCGAAGGAAAGCGGGCGCATAGAGAGAACCTTAAAAAACATGATTGTCGAGTTCTGGAATCTGGTGAACATGAGGCAAACATTCGTCGTCGTGAACGGGAGAATCAAGCTTTCGAGGATTCTTTCGCCGAGACAGCGGCGCGAACCGTAGCCTCCTGGCCGGCGGAAAAGCAAGCTAAACTTTGTCAAGAGATGGAACATGGTGTTGATATAAATTATTCAAGAATTGGAGCGAGCAATGGATGAGAAAGAAATGGATGAGGCAGTACTGGATATCGCTGAAGGTCTGGGAATCACAGATTCGGTGGAGGATGTTGAAGCACCTAAGGATGAGCTTGAAAGCTCAGGAGATTCGGGCATTCCTGCGGGTGATACAACTCCTCCAGCAGACACAGGTGAAGAGACTTCCACGACAGAAGTAAAGGAAGAAGAGGGTGTCGAGACTCCTCCATCCGTTGAGGCTCTTGCTCCACCCAAGACTTGGCGTCCCGATGCTGTAAAAGAATGGGACAAGCTTCCTCCTGTTGTTCAGTCGGAAATCCTCAAGCGTGAAGAGGATATGTTTAAGGGGATTGAAGGTTATAAGCAAGAAGCGGCGATTGGAAAGGTTGTCAAGGAAGTTGTTTCGCCTTACCTACCGGAACTTCAAGCCGCCGGAATTGATCCTATCCACCAAATCAATGCTCTTCTTAAAATCAACAGCGTCCTCGAGAAAGGCACTCAAGAGCAGCGGATCGAGATCTTTCGTAATCTTATGAAGGGCTACAATCTCGATGCATCACATCTTTCCGCCACTCCTGACATCTTCGTCGACCCACAAATCGAGTCTTTAAATAAAACAGTTGCGGAACTTCAAAGTAACCTCAACGCTATCACAAACGAACGGGTGCAAACGACCCGCGAGACTCTTCGACAAGAGATCGCCACGTTTGCTTCCGATCCGGCGAATATTCATTTCGATACAGTTGCTGATGATATGACTGCATTGATTCGCGCCGGACTCGCGAAAAACCTTTCCGATGCCTATACTCAGGCTGTTTGGCGAAACCCTCAAACTCGTGCCTTGGAAACCGCCCGCTTGGCAGCGGAGACGGAAGCTAAGGTCAAGCGCGAAAACGAAGGGAAGCTTGTCAAACTAACTGCCGCGGCGTCGGCAAACGTCAAAACCAGTGCTAAAGCGGGAAGCGGAACGGCTCCTATTGGAAGCATGGACGACACTCTCAATGAGACCTTGCTCAATATAAAGAGTAGGGCGTAACCAAAACTTCAGGAGAATTAACACATGGCATCCCCAAATTCCACCTTCACCGAACTCGTAACTACAACCTTTCGCAAGCACCGGAAAGAGATCAAAGATAACATTTCGAATAACAATGCCCTGCTTGCTCGCCTGAAAAGCAAAGGGAATACGAAGTATGAATCCGGCGGTTTGTCGATTGTGGAGCCGCTTGACTATGCTGAGAACTCCACTTATCAGCGATATTCGGGCTATGATACATTGAATATTGGTGCCTCGGATGTAATCTCGGCAGCAGAGTTTTCCTGGAAGCAGATCGCGATTAACGTGGTTGCTTCCGGATTGGAGCTGCGTACGAATGGTGGCGATGCGCGGATTATCAACTTGGTGAAATCCAGGATGAAAAACGCTATCCGAACTTTCAAGAATAACTTTTCCTCCGATGTGTATTCCGCCGGAACCTTATCCAACCAGATCGGCGGCCTTCAAGCTCTCGTAGCTGATGCTGGAACTGGAACTGTCGGCGGTATTGATTCAAGCACCTGGACTTTCTGGAAGAATATTGTTCAATCCGCGGCCTCCCCGCTTCAAGGCGGCGGTAGCATCACCCCCGGTATTACCACGATGGAAAGCCTCATGCTTCCTCTGTGGATGGAACTGGCAGAAGGTGATGACAAGCCCGATTTGATTGTTTCCTCTAATGAATACTTCGCCTTTTACGAGCGCGAGCAAATCTCCATGAAGCGCTACACCGATTCCGGCGAAGCGAAGGGCGGATTTACGAGCCTGAAATATAAGACTGCCGACGTGATGTATGACGGCGGCTCTGGTATCCCTGCTGCACACATGTACTTCCTCAATACTGATTATCTGTATTTGGTTGTTCATCCTGATGCCGATATGACCACCATGGAAGAGATGAAAGCGATCAATCAGGATGCGGTTGTTATTCCGATTCTCTGGATGGGGAATATGGTTGTAAGTAATCGCCGGCGCCAAGGTGTGTTGAAGGCTTAAGAATAATCCGCGTAAATTAAGAATTTTTAATCCGCGCAAATTTCATAGGAGATTTTATTATGGCTTTTGTTATTAAAGATGCAATCATCGGTATGCAGCAGATTGCTGATACTTCCACTGTTCAAAACCATCCACTCGGATTTCGTGTTAAGGCTGTCGACCCGACTTTCGGTGAGGGTGAGTTTATTTACCTCAAAGGCGTCGGCAGTACTGTCGTCGGAAGTGTGGTCACTTTCTATGAGAGTGATTGGACTACTGCCCTTCTCGCCGCTAATGCGATCGGTCAAGTTGCTGTCGCAATGTCCGCAAACGATGCGGCAACTGATTATGGTTGGTATCAAATCTGTGGTAAAGCGATTGCGAAGTGTGTTGCTTCCGTTGCGGATAATGGGCTTGTGTATGCCTGTTCTACCGCAGGCTCGATTGACGATAATGCAACCTCCGGTGATCGTGTAAAGCAGGCAATCACTGCTTCCGCAACCGACACCCCATCCACCGGGAAGTGCTACTTGGAAATTCAGTATCCCTTCATGGATGATGGTTCCGCTGCGTAAGTTAATCACATTTTGTTAAGTCCGGGGGAAGGGAGCGTGTTCTTCCTTCCCCTTTTTATTACTTTTTCCTGGAGCGAGGAAAATCATGAATGTTGCTGAAGCCCGACCCCCATATGTTACCTTTGAAGTCCGTGCTGTCGAAGACCGAAACGCCTCTATTGAAGCCGGCCATTATGTGGCGAAGGATGTTGACTTCGCTTTCATCACTCCGCAAGGTTCGAAAGATCGAGTGGAGTTGATTGTTGATGAGTGGTTTCAGATGTTGGAAGGCGAGGTTCGTGCCAACCGTTTCCCGGCGCAGTGGCTTTCCGGCTATCGGGAAGCTTACAAACTTTGGAAATCTGGTCAGGAACTTCCTGAAAATGGGTTTCCGCTTGTAAACTGGCCCGCCCTCTCCCCCGCACAAGTTCGTCTTTTCCTCGACCGAGGAATTCGAACTGTCGAAGACGTAGCCGCGATGAATGAGGAAGCTATTCAAGCCGTTGGTATGGGTGGACGAGCTTTCAAACAACGCGCTATTGATTGGCTTGCTTCTAGTAAATCCGTCGGGAAGACTTCGGAAGAGCTTTCCGCCTTGAAGGTGGAGAACGAGAGTTTGAAGGAATCTTTGGCGGCAATTCGTAAGGAGTTTGAAAGTCTCAAGGCTTCCCTTCCCAAACCTAAATAATCGGAGGAATCTCAGTGACCCTCTTAGAGATAATTAAAGAGTTCTGCCGGCGGACGGGAATCCCAGCTCCTGTCTCCGTAGCCAATTCGGGTGATGACCAAGCCCTTCAAATGATGGGTTTGCTTAATGAAGTTCTCGGTGTGCTTGAAGAGCGAAAAGCTTACACATTTCTTCAGGCCGAAGCTGTTTTTGTTTCGATTGAGGGGGAGGATCAAGGATTGCTGGAATCCCTCGCTCCAGGGTTCGTAAGTTTTCTGGACAGCCTCCTCTTCAATCGAACCACAAATGAAGTGATTCTTGGGCCGGTAAGTTCCGCAAATTGGCAGTCACAGGCCGCCGGGATGACCTCACTCTCCGAAACACAATTCCGCGTCAAGAATGGTAGGTTGTTTCTCAGCCCTGCTCCCGCTGCGGGTAATACTATCGCTTTCGAGTATAAATCTCGCTATGCTGTATATCTCGATCCAAATCTTAAACCTTACTTCACTTCCGATCTTGATACCTGCCGCTATCCGGATGAGTTAATGATTTTGGGCCTCCGCTATATTTGGCGTAAGGAAAAAGGCCTTCGTTATGCGGAAAACTTCCGGGATTTTGAAGTCAAGGTCACCAACCTCGCCGGAAATGACGGCGGAAATGCACCTTATATTCTCGACGGTGCTCCGCCCTCTATTCCTGGGATTTCAATTCCTGATCGTGGGTGGAACGTGACATGAAACAAAACATAAGGGAAAGTTTCGAGACACCCGGAAAGCGCATTCAATTCCCTGTTCCTACTGGAGGGTGGAACGCACGGGATCAAGTTTCCAGTATGAAAGCGAATGACGCGATCTACATGGATAACTTGTATCCCCTCCCGACGGAAGTTGTCTTACGGAAAGGTTATAATCTTTTTGTGACTTGTCCGGAAGCTACCACGCCGACGAAAACAGAAATCAAAAGCTTCCTTCCTTACTTCCCTCCCAGCGGTTCAAATAAACTCTTCGCGGCGAATGGGGAAGGGATTTTTGACGTGACTGTTGAGGACACACTTCTCGACGCCGATGCTGCGGTGGCGAGTACGAACGGTGACTGGCATTCCGTCAACATGACCACGCCGGGCGGAAGTTTCCTTTGGGCGTGTAATGGCACTGATAAGTGTTTACTGTACAATGGAACGGCGTGGGTGAGTTTGGACGGAACTTCAACCCCCGCAATCACTGGTATCACTTCCACGGATGTTATCAACTGTTCGATTTTCAAAAATCGAATCCTGCTTGTTAAAAAGAACTCTCTTTCTTTCTATTATCTTCCTTTGAATGCGATCGCAGGCACGGCGACGGAGTTTCCCCTCGGGGCAGTCTTCTCTCGCGGCGGATATATCGTCGCGCAAACTTCCTGGACAATCGACGCTGGTGAAGGTTCCGACGACTATCTCGTAACGATAACGTCTCAAGGTGAAATTGCTGTTTATAAGGGTACAGATCCGGCTTCCGCCGCTACGTTTGCTTTGATCGGGGTTTTTCAGTTTGCTAAGCCGGTTGGCCGGAATTGCTTTTGCCGTGTTGGCGGGGATGTTTATATCATCACCGAAGCTGGTCTGTTTCCGTTATCAAAAGGTCTCATCTCCTCCAGCGTAAATCGTACCGTTGCTGTTAGCGATAAGATCTCTGAAGCCTGGAAATTTTATATGGAATATTATAAGGGACTCTTTGGGTGGAGTACCACACTCTTTCCATCCATGGACATGCTTCTTGTTAATGTTCCGATTAAGTATGATTCCGGTTTGGCGGTCACCTATTCTTATCAATTTGTAATGAACACCCGCACTGGAGCCTGGTCACGATTCAAGGGACAAAATGCCTCTGCTTGGTGTGAGTTTGGTGGTAATCTTTATTTCGCCTTCGGTCGGTATGTTAATAAAGCTTGGGATGGGTATGCGGATAATGAAGCGGGAATTGAGGTTGAAGTTAAAACAGCTTACAATCGCTTATTTCGAAACTCAAACACACAAATCAGCCTTCTCAAGCTCGTAACTCGTGGCGGTTCGAATCTTGCAATCGGTATTGGAATTGATACTGATTATGAAAGCGGCGGCGCAGTTAGTGTTTCTAGCCAAGCAGATACTGATGCAGCTTTGTGGGATACAGCACATTGGGATGCTGCAAAATGGGCTGGAGATTTTCTCACCAACTCTTGGCGGTCGGTGAATCACTATCCCGGAAGCACTTTATCTTTACGGTTGAAATTCTCAACTAAGAACATTAACATGAAATGGATCGCAACGGATCTGATCATCGTTCCGGCGAGCGGATTGTTGTAAGATTTTCCGGTTGTTTCTCTTTGTGTAAGCCCTCCGGCGGGGGTAGAAGTTTCCTGCCAGAGGGCTTTTTCTTTAAGGAAAATTTGCCATGTTCTATTCTTTAACATGTCCAGAGAAGGTTGAATATATCCTCATGCAACCGCATGTTTTTAAACATTCCGGGGATGACTTCCTCCGTCAATTTATATCCCATGGTTGTGGAAGGTTGTTAATTGCTTCCCCTTTGATCGAACTTATCGGTATTCAGCTCGAAGGTTCTTGTGTCGGAATGTATATGCTTCAACGAAAAGGGGAGTGTTCCGCCGAGGTTCATACATGCTTTCTTAAACCGGCCTTCGGGCGGACGGACGAGATTTGTGCGAAGTTCCGGGAATATGTTTTTGAGACTTTTTCTTGGCTTCTAACCCTAACAACCATGGTTTCAAGTCGAAATCGCCTTGCTTTAAAAATGACTCAGAATGTCGGCTTCGAACATTGCGGCACATTCTCTAACTATTGGAAAGAAGGGGATGAGTTACTTGACATGCACTTCTTTCAAATGAAACGAAATACAACTGAGGTTTAATTATGCCCGCTGCAATTCCTGTCGCCGCTATGGCCGGAGCAAGTGCACTTGGTGCTGGTGCTACTGGTGTCGCTATCGCCGGAGCCGCCGGAGGAGCCTTGGCTTCTCAGATGAGTAAGAAAGATAGTGCCGGAAATTCAATCCCTTCCGCCGGTTCAATTAACAGTACCGATGCTGCATCCTCCGCGGAAACTGCCCGCCTGAATGCTCGTTTAAATCGCTACAATCAAACCACACCTTACGGAAACCTTGTCTGGAATCAGGACGCTTCCAATCCCGACATTTGGAACTCCACCGTAACCCTTTCTCCCGAACAGAAAGTAATCTACGATCAACTTGTTAGAAACAGGACAAACAGCGCTTATCTTGGCGCAAATGTCAGTAATCAATTAAACAACACTGTCGGTACACCTATTGTTGAGCCTATTACAGCGATGCCGGATTCGAGTGGGGATACTCGCAAGCGTGTGGAAGATGCTCTATACTCACGCATGACAAGTCGTCTCGATCCACAGTTCTCTCAGCGGCAGGGGGATTTAGAAAGCAAACTTGTGAATCAAGGGATTAATATAGGAACGGAAGCTTGGGATCGGGAGGCTCAGAACCTTTCATTTGACCGAAACGATGCTTATCAAACCGCCATGGATTCGGCGATTACCGCGGGTGGAGCTGAGGAATCCCGTCAAAACGCTCTCCAATGGGGGGATAGGCAGAATCAGTTAAGCGAGCAATACACTAAGCGAAACCAACTTTTGAACGAACTGGCAGCTCTTATGGAAGGTGGTCAAGTTACCAATCCGCAGTTCCAAGCCACCAACACTTCCACAAACGTCGCAAACACACCAACTTCATCTAATTATTGGAATGAGTATCAAGCGAATCAAGCTCGACAAAATGCCGCGACAAATTCCGATAATTCTCTCATGCAGGGACTGTTTGGGCTTGGAAGTGCTTATCTTCAGGGCGGCGGTGGGTTTGGCTCGACCGGCGGATTGTTTGGCGGTGGAACCACGCCAGTCAGTCCGTATGTTTCGGGCGGCGGTCAAACACTTGGAAGTATTCGATAAAGAGGTAAAGATATGGCACAAGCAAAAATGTTTCCCACAACATCATTCGATGCTCAAAACGAAGATCTGGTTCGCCAGCAAAAAATTCTCGATGCTCTTCAAAATCGCACACTCATGCCAACGGAACTTCCTGCAGAAGGTAGATCCGGAAACTTCACCGTCGCGGCGAAGCTCGACCCACTTCAAGGAACTGCTCAACTTCTTCAAGCGCTGCTTTTAAATAAACGGAATGAAGAACTTGGAGAGAAGAAGAGTGAGTTTCAAAGGCAAGGGAATGAGATGCTGCAAGGTGATCTTGGAAAGTACTGGGAAGCCTCACAGACGGATCAGAAGAAAGCACTCTTGGATGCCTTGGCTTCTGAACATCCGGTTATGCGAGGGCTTGCGATGGCGCAGTTGGAGGCGCAAGCAAAGAAAGGTGAAAGGGCGGTTGGTGAAATCAACGGAATCTTGTATGATAAAAATACCCTTGAAACCCTTAACCTCAAACCTTCTGCGGTAACAGGTGATGGCGGACTTCCAGGGGTTGTTGATGGACAATCTGGCCCTGGCTGGAAGACTGTTAAAATTGGCGGTGATCTCTACCAGCAAACCGGAGCGGGCTTGAAAAAGCTTGATAATGCGCCAAAGGTTACTACAAACGTTTCTGTCAGTCCTATTATCAAGGGTGAAGGTAAGTTCATGGAAGGTATCGGAGAGGCGAGCGCGAAAGCTGTTGCAGAGGCAAATGCGAGAAAGAAAGCTGCTCAACAGAATCGTCTTACTGCTGATAAACTTGAAAACCTCGACAGTCAAGGGGTGTTCTCCGGTCCGACTGCAAATATTGCAACTACACTTTCAAGTTTTGCAAACACCTTCGGAATACCTGTGGATACGAACAAACTTGCTTCCAGTGAAACCTATCAAGCGGAGCTTGGACGACGGGTTGCTGAAGTTCTCACGGCAGGGGCAGGGGTTGGT